GCTTCTAATTCCGCATCGCTAAGGTCTCCTGTGAACTTAGCCAGGGTATCCAATAGGATTTCTTTTGATATCCAGCCCTCTTGCAGGGAGGCTCGGAAACTTCCATTCTTTTCTAAAATATAATCTACGTTGACGCCGTATGTTCTTGCTGTGTCGGCTAAGGCGTCTTGGAAGATTTGGCCACCCATTCCAGCATTTACGACACTGTTCCAGTCTTGTAGTTTAAGCGATCCCGTGCCTATAGCCTGAGATAACTGATACATTGCCGTTGAGGCCTGTTGAGCACTTGATCCTGAAATGGCCGCGATATTCGCAATACCCTTAATCGCCAGGGTGCTGGTCTCTAGATCAACCCCGGCTGTTGTAAACTTACCGATGCTGTCGACCATCTGAGTGAAATTATAAATGGTTAAATCTGCGTATGTGTTAAGTTCATCTAGGGCTCCGCTAACGTCTTCCAAATCGGTTCCGTGCTTAGCCGTGTTTGCTAAAATGGTTTGAATGGCGTTTAGCTGGATTTCGTATTCTTCTAAACCGGTCACAATGGGCGCCACAATCAATGCGTCAGCCAATTTGGAGGCAGCACCAACTATAGAATCGGTTATTTTCGTAACCATATGCGCCGCGGCGATACCAACAATACTCATCTTATTATTGATGGAATCAAGCGCGTTGCTCATCGGAGAAAAGTCTACATGCGTAGCTTTTTCTAATTCAGACAAGCTTCTTTGTGCTTCGTCCATCTGGAAGGATCTTTTAAGGGCACCCAAATCATCAATAGATTGACGGATACCTTTACGAAACTCGTTAGCTTCAAAGACCATTTGAACAATTCGACGTTCAACTGTGCTGCTCATGGTAAGGCCTCCTTAGCCAATATATTACCTATCATATCATAAATAGGATATAAGGCCGGATTAATAAAATCTCTTCCCGGCAACCAATATCCATTCTTTGTACTGTGTCCATACTGTAATAGAAGTACTAGAGGAGCAGAGCCGGCGGGTTCACTATTCATCCATGTAATTGTGTATCGCTCTCGATTTCCTTCTATTTTGTACGACCACTTACTAGCAGTTTCTCCGGTGTCGAATGGAGTCGCTGCCGCTAATAGATTGACGCCCATCTCTCCAAAGTTATGTAAAATAGAGAGGGGGTCGAACTTGTCTAATTTGTCGAAAAATTTGTGCGTGTCTTTAAAATCAGGTTCGTCAATTCGTATCATAACCCTCGTCTCTGTTTATTTAAGTCGGAAATATGCCTTCGGGCGTCCAAAGCAGACATTTTATTCTCTTTGGCAGGTAGTTCTTTAACACTGCAAACATCAATAAGCATTAATAACCTATTAAAATGCCATTTATGACATTCCAGTGGTATTCCAAATTTTACCATCCAATAATATATAAGCTCTGATGTTATGATATTTCTGGATGATCTTTGTGATCCGAATCTGTAGACAGTTGTTGCCGAATGTTTTTTATCCATATACTCAGTAATCTCGGCGTGATGGTAAGCATATAAAGTTTCCGGAATATGCGGAGCAGCGCCGGTCAACATCATACACTGAATATAATAAATTTCCTCGGCGTGGCCCGTCATTCCTGGTACAACCCCCGTGGTTGGTAAAAACGGTTTCTCCCAGTGAGCTTCCCACTTGGAGATAGATATGAGAGAATGCTCCATACGTACGGTAACGGGTTTTACCGTAAAAAACATCTGCTTCTCTTGATCGAAGAACTCTTGTTCGTCAACAGTTATTGTAAGCATTCTCTCATCTCCAAAACTACTCTTTAGGCTTAGGCGCTGTCGAGATCATGATTCCATTAACAAACGCCGCGGCGGCATCTGCGTCTTGGATTAACTCCATGAATAGAGCGCTGTACGCCGCTGAATGGAAAAATGTTTGAACGGCGATGGGGTCCTTCATAAAGTGTCGTCCGTCCTTAGACTTCTCGCCATATGACGCACGAATCACGTCCTCAAAGAGATCCAAAACCTGCTGGGGATTCTCTTTCGGATCTAGAACTTTTGTTATTCCCGCAAGACCACCTACATAATTAGCGTCCAAACGAATGATTTCCGCCTCTGTTAGATTGAAATATAACGTGTCGGACCCCTGTTCTCCATTGAAATCAGTGAATTCTACAACTTTCTTTAACATGTCTCAAATCTCCTTTTGATTTTTTTCTCCGAATTTTTACTCGGGGAATTTTTTTAGCCCTCAAACTCCTAACGCTTGGCGGAATTCATTTGAGGGCTTTATTAAACTAAATATTAAACTAAGAGGGCGAATAGTGCGTTTGGCAAAGGAAGCGCAGCAGATCCTGTACCGCCCCACAATGCCTCCTGCAGCGCTGCCAAGTTCGGAGCCGATAGAACCGACTCATCAAGAGTGATCTTCGAAAGCGAGGAGAAGCCGGTGGCCGCGACCGGAGTCGTGGTGAAATCCCAGCTGAACGTAACGGCTTCGGGTGAATCATTTACGGTTGAGTGCTGAACCTCGGAGGGTTTAGCAAGACAACCATACACAATATGAAGCTTATAGTTAGCCTGGGATCCTTCAGCATCACTTCCCACGCGACTTCGCCAAGAAAGGCCGAACTCACCGCGAGTCTGCTGACCGAGAATAACACCGGGGTCGGTGGTATGCTCAAGCATCCCCATCGCCTCAAGAAACTCGTCGGGGAATGTGTATGCCTCGAGAGATCCTTCAAACGTCTCTGTAGCGACCAATGCCGCGTACTTCTCATTATTAGCCCACAGATCGGTCACCTCAGCGCCCCCGGGTTTCTCGGTAACACTGATAAGACCTTCCCAGGCCACGCCGGCGGGATAAGTCCCGGCGGATTTCATATATAGTACACCGCGATCAACACCAGATTCGTATTTCTTATCTGCGGATGCACCCCAAGTTAGGATTGCCATAGTTTATTTTCTCCTATGTTATTGAATTTATGGATAAAGTAAAAACATCGTGAACGATGTCTTCGTGAGTATAGGACCGATTTCCAGAGATAACAATCCAGTCTATATCAAATATAGCTCTTTTATTGGCGTAACCAGGAAGCTCACTTAGAATCGCGACCTGATATCGGGTTCCAATAGTATATGGTTTGTTACTAGCCCAAGTCGGTTCCTCTGCCTTGGGTTCATAAACTATACATGGATAAGACAGCTCTAAGTTTCCGGGAGGACTATAATATATCGGTAGGTCCGGAAACGCTGCCTCCAACTGAGAGTGTAATGTAAGTCGTGTTGTGTTGTTATCCATTGTATTTACCCCCAAGAGTCAGTTCTACGCGAGGTCGCTTATACTGTATGGTGCGTACGGACCAGTTTCGGCCCTGCCAAACAATATAAACGACCTCTGTAAAATCAATTGTTGAGTCTTCGGGGGTAATTATACTAAGAACATGTTTTGCTGAGACCGAGTCTCCAAGTTCATGATTTGACCATCGCGCGCCTATAAGCCGCATTTCTCCAGATACTTCAACCTCCTCAATGGTGGGTGTAAATATGCCTGGAGCGCCTTCTACAGCACCGCGATTAATACCTATTTTACCCCAGAATTTAGCCATCTTATGCGGTCTTCGCAGTGACATTCTCGATTGCGATGGCGGACTTCGGATTTACCAAAGCGCCAGACAAACGAGTTTCGTACAGGTAAGTGTACTTATTGAAGTCAAGATCGAAGTCATCGAAGAAGGCCGTTTGTCCGCCATTATCCATACCAATGACGTAATCATTCAAATTGACAATAACGCCAATCGTTTCGATGGTATACGTTCCCGCCGGAAGTCCTGGAGGATCGACTTGACCCGCCTCGGACATTGCGGACATTGGGGGAACCTCAACAATACCGCTAACACGCATCGCGGAAGCGAGTTCCGCCTCAGTACGATGTAGACGATGATTATCAAGATCACGAATCAGAAGCAGACGGCTCAATACTTCCGGCTGGGTATAGAATATGGGACTACCGGAGCCACGGTAGTACTGGCGTTGACCAGCAACGCTATCGATGAATGCCAGCGCTTCGGAATCAGTCATCGCAGTAACCGCCTTCAAATTGCCAACATCATTGTAGATAGCGCGAACAGTGTAAACCGCGTTATCGTTGTAAATTGGTCGAACGTTTGTCGAGATGATTGCGTCATCACCCGTGTCTGCACGTCCGTCGCTGATTAGAATGGCTCGGGCCAATTCTTCGCGAAGCATCATACGCATTTCAGCTTTCAACCATACAACAACGTTGAAATCTGTGATGTCGATGATGTCGTCCCGGTCAAGCTTCTGGAGCTTGTAGATGGTCTGAGGAGTCGTAACTCGCTTCAATACAGCGATCACTTCCTCGACCTTCTGATTACCGGTAACATAACCCTTCGCACGGGCGTCCGCACCCGTCAGATCAGCATACATAGATTTGATACGAGAGAAGGGTCTTTTCTTGGTGGCGTTAAGAACACTCTCGACCCATTCCATTGGGCGGGAGTAAAACTGCGGTCCACCGGACTCGACGTTCTTCGCATCGGGGAACATGAAAGCAACATCAGTAATACTGTGAGAAAGGGTTTCCTCCGCAGCCATAAAAGCGCCCTTCAATGACGAAGCGCGTGTTTTAACGGCGTTGGCGAGAACGTTCAACGCCTGTTC